CGTTTAATGAACAGCAAAAATTGCCGCAGGGTGGCGCGGTTCAGACGCCACCTAGCAGTCCCCAACAAGTTACAATAGACCGCCCTGGGCAGGTTATAGTGGGCCGTTCTCAACGGGGCCAGGGCTTACTCACACAGCCCCAACAGACCTCTTTAGGTGCAGCCGCAATACGCAATGCACAAGAAGGCTTTGGTGGGCGCGGTTATTGGCGAGAGCAGGGGCCTCAGGAGTCCCGGCTTCACTATGAGCAATCTCAGGCGGCTTTTGAAATGCAAAGGAATATGGAAGGGGCCTTTAAGATGCGGGGAAATGAGCCTGTGCCGGTTAGAGTAGTTGAGGGGAAGGGTCTAAAGGGGGGCGGTCTTGTAAAGCGTGAGCAGCAGGGCGGCCTTATGAGAAACAAGAAGAAAAAGTACATTTAGGCCGTAGGAAAGGATGTAAATTATGGCCGCGCCCACCACATCAGGAACCGTAGCTTTTAAGCTGGATATTCTTCAGCTATGCGAGGAGGCGTGGGAGCGGGCGGGCCGTGAGATGCGGTCAGGCTATGACCTCCGTACCGCCCGGCGCAGCCTCCACCTCATGTTCCTGGAATGGCTGAATCGCGGGATTAACCTTTGGACGGTTAAGGAAGCCAGTGTAACGCTGGTGGTCGGCACCGAGACATACACGCTGGATGATGATTGCATTGATGTCTTGGATGCCGTTATCCGTGATGGCACAGGTTCAAGCCAAACAGATTTTAATCTCACACGTTTATCGGTTTCCACTTATGCTCAAACATCCAGTAAGTTAACCGCATCCAGGCCGACCAGTATGTATATCGACAGGCAGAACCGTGCCACGGTGACGCTGTACCCATCCCCCAGTGATGCCACGCAAGTGTTTAGATATTGGTATATCAGGCGCATGGAGGACCTTGGCGACAACACCAACCATCCAGATATGCCAGAGCGTGCCATCCCCGCCCTTGTATCTGGTTTGGCCTTTAATTTGGCACTCAAGGAGCCTGATTTAGAGGGCCGTGTTCCTATGTTGAAGGCGCATTACGAGGAGCAGTACGAGTTAATGGCATCTGAGGACCGCAGTAAGGCTTCATTGATGTTTTCACCTTTGCAAGAGTTTATTGATGTGGATTTGACATGAGCGTGCATTTTGCCGCAGGGAAGAGGGCCTTTGGGTTCTGTGACCGCTGTGGGTTCCGTTATGCTCTGAGTGCTTTGCGCTGGGAGTTTGAGGACAAGAGACGTAATGGGTTGCGTGTTTGCGGCACTTGCTTGGACCCGGATCATCCGCAGTTGCAATTAGGCCGGTTCCGCATTTATGATCCGCAAGCGTTAGATAGCCCAAGGCCGGATTTAGGATTGGCGAATATAAATGGGCTATTTGGCTGGAATCCGGTGGGAGATAATGTCACACTGGAATTAACCATAAGTATTGGCTCGGTAACTGTTACGACTTCATAGGAGATGATTATGGAAGCGCAATTCAAACGGAAAAAACGCCCTGCCGCGAAGAAGTTGTACAATGATGGCGGTATGGTGAAGGCGATAGGTCTCAAGCCCACAAATCAAACTACCGTCAAAGCCAAGGGCATGGGTGCGGCCACGCGAGGCGGGAACTTTAAGGTCTGATCATGAACTACGCCTCCCTTCTAGCATCTATACAGGAATATACACAGAACTCGGAAGCTGTTTTTGTGGCCGAGATACCGAATTTCGTTAAGCAGACGGAAGACCGTATCCAGCACCTTGTTCAGTTGCCCGTGTTTCGGAAGTCCTCTTCGGTTGCGATGACGGCTACACACAAGAATTTCAGCACCCCGAGTGATTTTGTGTCTGTGAATTCTTTTGCTGTGCTTGACGGGTCATCAAATTATTTTTTCCTGTTGAATAAGGACGTGAATTTTATACGCTCGGCTTTTGCCATGACTCCTTATGGACAGCCCAGATACTATGCCCTGGAGGACCATGATACGTTCCTTTTGGGGCCTACCCCGGACAGTAATTATGAAACCGAGCTTAATTATTTCTACAAGCCGCAAAGTATTGTAGACGCGACAAATACCTGGATTGGTGATGAGTCCCCCTCGGCATTATTGTATGGCTGTTTGGTGGAGGCTTACACATATATGAAGGGGGAGCCTGATCTTTTGCAGCTTTATGATACGCGCTTCAAAGAGGCTATGGTCAAACTCAAGGAATTGGGCGATGGCAAGAACCGCACTGACGCTTACAGATCAGGCCAAGTGAGAGTATTGGTGCAGTAATGTTGAACCTGAACACAGGAGAAGCCGGGACTGTTGAAGTTCATGCCACGCAGAACAGGGGGCATTCTGCGGAAGAGTTGACGGAGATGGCCTTAAACAAAATTATTCTTATTGGCGAGGATGCTCCAGAGCCGATAAGAGCGCAGGCAGAGGCGTATAGAGACCGGTTGCGCAACATAATTCTGTTCTATATGCGCCAGTCAATGCTTAGCGAGCGGTCTACGTTCCGCGCAGAACTGGTAGAGGAACTGAGGGACACCCGATAATGGCGATCACACAAACACTCTGCACTAGTTTCAAACAGGAGATTCTTGTTGCAGAGCATAATCTTACCAATGGTTCTCATACAATTAAGGCAGCACTTTATACGAGTTCGGCCACTTTGGATGCGACAACTACTGTGTATTCGGCCACAAATGAAGCCTCGGGTACTGGATACTCTGCCGGTGGCGGGGCTTTGACCAATGTGACGCCAACAACATCAGGAACAACGGCGATTGCGGATTTTGCAGACGAGACATGGTCTTCTTCATCAATCACGGCGCGGGGTGCCTTGATCTACAACGATACACATGCTTCCAATGCTGCAATCTTGGTATTGGATTTCGGGGCTGACAAGGAGTCATCGTCGGGGGATTTCACCCTTGTCTTCCCAGCGGCTGACACCAGTAACGCGATTATAAGGATAGCATGATGGCAAGCACAGCATCAGACCTTATCAAATTTGAGAAGATGGCTACCGGTGAAAAATCCGGTACTTGGGGCACATTGGCCAATCAAGCAATGTCACGTCTTGAAGAGAAGGTGGCCGGATATCGGGCCATCACTCTGGCTGGGTCTACATATGTTCTGGATGATACCCAGTATGTTGAGAATAGCGGGACTACAGCCGAAAGCCATTTGGCTATTATCAAGGCTACCGGCACCCCCGGCGCATCCCGGCAAATAACGATTCCTTTGCGCACCCAGCAGTGGCTCATGTGGAATGCCGTCACTACCTACGATATGACGGTTGCCGGTGCTTCGGGTGATGCTGTTACGGTTTCTAACGGTTATATGGCCCATGTCTTCACGGATGGCACCAACGTCGAGTTTTCCACTCCGCTGACCACTACGGCTGGTGTGGTTGCCCCGGCGTCTATGCCAGCGGCTACGGCTACGGCGCAGGGTGCTGTGGAGCTTTCCACAGATGCTGAATCCATCACTGGTTCAGCAACAGACCGGGCGCTTACCCCGGCCAATTTAACGGCTTCATTAGCCGCCAAAGCTTATGCGACTACGAGCATGACCTTAGCACTAGGAGGATAAGATAATGGCAGAAGTTTTAACCGGAAAGGGTTATGTGGTAACAGAGACGAACGCTGCCGCGCTGACGGCTGGTGGGTCCGAAACGATCACGCTTATCGGAGTCACGATTGCGAATATCCACGCCTCAGCCGGAAGTTGGGTTAGCGCCGATGTGGTGCGTTCCGGCGGCGTAAACAGTGAACTCGCGCATCAGGTCGAGGTTCCTGTGAATGACAGCCTCGACCTGTTGCAAGGTAAGGTGGTCTTAAATTCCAGCGATGCTCTTTGGCTAGATGCAGAGAGTAACTCACATCTAGAAGCGTCGATCAGCTATTTGGTGCAGACATAATGAGTGGTCTATTATCAAGGCGCTCTAGTCTCACAACGGTGGTGCGCCGCGTCAAGCTGATTGATTATTCAGAGGTAACAAATGCTATTGGAGCCACTGGTGGCGGCACTCAAGATATCGATCTTAGCCTT